GCCTTTTCCCCCTCCGGGAGTAAATTAGCTTAAGGGGGTGCGCCATGGACGTGGACGGCTATATCGCCGACATAGAAGCCCGGATGCAGGCCGTCGGCACATGGCGGCCAGAGTTCGCGCCGGTGGTGGAGCGGCTTGCCGTGCTGTACGCCGAGCGTGACCACATTGAGCAGCGGTACGCCGAGGACGGCAGCGAGCCCGTGGTCACGCACATCAACAAGGCCGGCGCGGCAAATCGCGTGAAGAATCCGTTTTTAGCAGCCCGGGACGAAGTGTACTCCCAGCTTTTGGCCCATGAGCGTGAGCTTGGCCTGACGCCGGCTGCGCTGAAAAAGCTGAACGAGGCCAAGATGAAGACCACAGAGCCCACCGGCTTCGCGGCGATCCTGGCCAGCCTGGATGGCGCCGCGGGTTAAGGGCAAGTACGCCGCGGAGGTGCTCCGGTACGCGGAAGGCGTGGTGGACGGCACCATCATCGCCGGGGAGGACCGCGTGCTTGGCTGCAAACGCTTCCTGACCATGCTGAAGGATCAGCGGTACGACGTGCGAACCCGTGACGCCGACTTCGTGATCGGGATCATCGAGGCTGCCTTCCGGCACCGGCAGGGCGAGCGGCTGGACGGCACCCCGCTGCGGGGCCAGCCTTTCCTGCTGGAACCGTGGCAGAAATTCTGCGTGTACGGCATGCTGATCTTTTTCTACGCCGGCACCCAGGAGCGCGTGGTCAAAGAGGCGTTTATCTTCATTCCGCGCAAGAACGGGAAAACGATCTTTGTCAGTGCCCTGGCCTGGGCGCTGGCCCTGCTGCAGCGCCTGTCCGGCTCCGTGGTGTACGTGGTGGGCGCTACCCTGAAGCAGGCCCTGGAAACCTTCGAGAATTGGGACTACAACCTGGAGCACGCCTTCTACCCGGACAAGCGGGCGGCCATGGCGGACGGGTGGGAAATTCATGACAACAACATGGACCACTCTATCAGCCACAGCGACCTGGGCGGCGGCTCCGTCAGTCTGAACGCGCTGGCCAGCAATCCAGACGGTCAGGACAGTTTCAACTGCAACATCGTCATCGCCGACGAAGTGCACGCCTACCGGAGTCCCAAGCAATATAACGTCCTGAAGGAAGCCACCAAGGCCTACACCAACAAATTGGTCATTGCCATCACCACCGCCGGCGATGACGGCACGTCATTCTGCGCGCAGCGGCTCACCTACTGCCGGCGGGTCCTGCGCGGCAAGTACGCCAACGAAAGCCTGTTTGCGTTCATCTGCTGCGCGGATCAGGCGGAGGACGGCAGCGTGGACATTCTGGACCCGATCCAGCACCAGAAAGCCAATCCCTCCTACGGCGTCACGATCCGCCCGGCGGACATCATGAACGACGCCCAGCAGGCCGCGGATGATCCGCAGCAGCGCAAGGACTTCCTTGCAAAGTCCCTCAACATCTTCACCGCCCAGGTGCGGGCATACTTCGACGTGGGGATCTTCCGGGCGGCAAACCGCAAGGCGGAAGAGCTGCTGGGCATCGGCGAGGATTGGCCGCTGGCGGAAAAGATCGCCCATGTGGCGCGGCTGCCGGTGAAATGGTACGGCGGCGCGGACCTGTCCAAGCTGCATGACCTGACAGCGGCCTGCCTGTACGGCTGCTGGAACAACATTGACATCGTGCTCCCGCACGCCTGGTTCCCCATCGTGGCCGCGGCGGAGAAGGCCGACAAGGACAATATTCCCCTTTTCGGCTGGCACGATGACGGCTGGCTTGACCTGTGCAACGCACCAACCAACAACCATCAGGACGTGGTGAAATGGTTCGTCGCCCAGCGGGCCGCCGGCTTCAAGATCCGTCAGGTGGGGCACGACAGGAAATTTTGCCGGGAATACTTCATCGGCATGAAGGCGGCCGGCTTCACCGTGATCGATCAGCCGCAGTACCACTACAAGAAGTCCGAGGGCTTCCGGCGCATCGAGGAAAAGGCCAGAAATGGCTTTTTTTATTACTTCGGCTCAGACGCCTATGAGTACTGCGTGCAGAACGTGCTGGCCGTGGAAAAGGCCGATGATCTGATCCAGTACGAGAAGATTGAGGCCAACCGGCGGATCGATATCTTTGACGCCAGCGTCTTCGCGGCCGTGCGGATGCTGGAAGACCTGGAGCGGTCCGGCAAGGCCGGGAGCTGGTTTGGGGAGAGTGATAGTAAATGACCCTGAGAGAAAGGGCGCGCGGCTGGATTCGGCGGATGGCGGGCAATAGCGGCAGCACCGTTGGCTTCGTGCTCAATGATGCGGATTTGTGCTGCGCCGGCTACCGGAAGCTGAGCGACTGCCCCGAGATCCAGACGGCGTGCCTGCGCATCGCGGAGCTGATCGGCAGCATGACCATCCACCTGATGTCCAACACCGACAGCGGCGACGTGCGGATCGTGAACGAGCTGTCCAGAAAGATCGACATCGAGCCCTGCGACCACCTGACCCGGTCCGAGTGGATGACGGCCATTGTGATGACGCTGCTGCTGTATGGCCGCGGCAACGCCATCGTGGTTCCGCACACCTGGCAGGGCACCCTGCAAAGTCTGGAGCCCATCAGCGCTTCCCGCGTAGCGTTCGAGCCGAGGGGCAGCAGCTTCCGCGAGTACGACGTGCTGATCGACGGCATCCGGCGCGACCCGGCGGATCTGCTGCACTTCACCTACAACCCCGACCCCACGTACCTGTGGAAGGGGCAGGGCGTGCAGGTGACCCTGCGGGACATCGCCGACAATTTGGCGCAGGGGCAGAAGACGGTCAACGCCTTCATGCGGAGCGAGTGGAAGCCGTCCATCATCGTGAAGGTGGACGCGCTGACCGAGGAATTTTCCAGCCCGGAAGGCCGGAAGAAACTGCTGGACACCTACATCCACCCGCAGAACCCGGGCGAGCCCTGGATGATCCCCGCGGAGGCCTTCGACGTCGAGCAGGTGCGGCCCCTGAGCCTGGCCGACCTGGCCATCAAGGACACCCTGGAGCTGGACAAGCGCACCGTCGCGGCGGTGATCGGCGTGCCGGCCTTCCTGCTGGGCGTCGGCAGCTTCAGCCGGGACGAGTGGAACAACTTCGTTCAGTCCAAGATCCGGCCGCTGGCCCAGAGCATCCAGCAGGAGCTGACCCGCGGGCTGATCGTGTCCCCGCGCTGGTATCTGCGGTTCAACACGTGGTCCCTGATGGATTACGACCTGAAGTCCGTCAGCGACATCCTGCTGGCCGGCTCCGACCGCGGCTACGTCAACGGCGACGAGTGGCGCGACCGCATGGGCATGACGCCCGCCGGCCTGACCGAGTACAAGGTGCTGGAAAATTACATCCCCGCCGACATGAGCGGATTGCAGAAGAAGCTGGTGAGCCCATGAAAGTCGAGCTGACGTGCCCGAACGCGGAGTACCGCGAGGGAATGAAAATCTGGTGCAAAAAGCTGGGCGGCTGGTGCGTCCATGTGTACTTCAAGGCCTGCAAGGGCTGGTGGGCGCTGACGCCCCAGGCGGACCGGTGCCCGGCGAGAGAGGAGCGAAAGGCATGAGCAGAACCATGCGTCAGCTGCGGGCGACCGCGGCAAACTTCACAACGAGGGAAGACGGCGGAGTGCCCCACATTGAAGGCTACTTCGCCGTTTTTGACAGCGACTACGAGATCGCGCCCGGCATGAGCGAGAGCATCGCGCCCGGCGCCTTCGACGGCGCTGAAGCGGAGGACATCCGCGCACTGACCAACCACGACACAACCTTAGTGCTTGGCCGGACCACAGCGGGCACGCTGCGGCTGAAGCAGGACGACCACGGCTTGTGGGGTGACATCGCCATCAATCCGAACGATGTCGATGCCATGAACACACACGCGAGGGTCGCCCGCGGTGATGTGTCGCAGTGCTCCATCGGGTTCGACATCGTGGACGAGGAGACCGAGCTCCGCGCCGACGGGTCCACCCACTGGACAATCCGGAAGGTCAGGCTCTACGAGGTGTCCGTCTGCACCTTCCCCGCTTATGCGGAAACAAACATTCAGGCCCGGGCGGCCGACCGCGACACCATGAAGCGGCGCAGCCTGGAAGCCTGGAAAGCCAAGATGAGAGGAGTGTTGAAACATGGCCCTCAAAGCCCTGATGCTTCGGAAAAAGATTGACCTGAAGAAGAAGGAGCTGGCCGGGCTTCGCGCGTCCATGGCGGACATCGAAAAGCGCGAGGCCGAGCTGGTGGTCTCCGTGGAGGAGGTCACCACCGAGGAGGAGCAGCAGACGGTCCAGGAGGCTGTCGATGCCCTCACGGATGAGAAAGAGAA